GTCCACCTGTAACATGTCAGGCAATTGGTTGTGTAACACCACCTGATCCTAAACCAGTACCAAAACCTACTCCTATACCACCAAGAGAGCAACTAAGAGGAGAAATTGATATATGGAGTAATTCAGGTCTATGGCAATTACATCACATGTATCAGAGAGCTGAGAGGAGAAAACATCTTGAAGCAAATATGACTCCACCATCTGACTCTATAAATAAAGCAATAATGGAGTTTAATTATGGGAGCAATGATACCACCCAGTCGGAAGAGTTGTTACAACTTCCGAGTAACGAAGATTAATCGTGTTGTTGACGGCGATACTATTGATGTCACCATTGATCTTGGGTTTGACTTATACAAGAAAGAAAGAGTTAGAATTGCAGGAGTTGATACGCCAGAGAAAAGAACAAGAGATCTGGAAGAGAAGGCATTGGGAATAGATGCTACAAACTGGATGAAAGAACAATTGGAGGATGCTATTAATGGAGAGTCTGAACTTACTATACGAACTGAACTCAAAGGCGGGATGGGTAAGTATGGTCGTTTGCTTGGTTGGTTATACGTTGGTGATGCTGATATATCTCTCAACGAAGCCATGATCATTGCAGGATATGCATGGGCATATGATGGTGGTACAAAGCAAAAGAATTTTGAAGAACTACGAGAAATTCGTAGAACATTTGGCACATTAGATAATGGTTGATCTTATAATATTAATTCTAATACCAACGTTATTCATAGCATTAATAATAAGGTATAGAAAGCAAGTCAGATGGTTATTAACACCTTTGATTTGGTTTAAAAATATAATTGATGCACAATGGTGGGCAGAAAAAATATTCTATAAATTAAAATTAGATAGAGTTGCTAATAATCCATATAAAAGATGGTTAGAAACATTACCTATGAAAAAGAAAATTGCTATTGAATTAGGTGTTGGTATACCTGTATTAATTTTAATGGATCACTATTTTCTTATGCCTTATTTTGGTTTAGCAATTCTACCTTGGAATTGGGATTGGAGTGGAGGATAATGGCAACTAACGATGTATATCTAGGTAACCCCAACCTTAAGAAGGCTGGTACTCCTATACAATTTACAAAGAAACAAATAAATGAATGGGTCAAATGTAAAAATGATCCACTATACTTTGCGTGTAATTATATTCAAATCATCTCTCTTGATGAAGGTCTAGTTCCTTTTAACATGTATGATTTTCAGAAAGATATTTTAACAGACTTTCATAATCATAGATTCAATATAGCAAAGTTACCACGACAGACTGGTAAGTCTACGACTGTGGTTGCATATCTTTTATACTATGCTATATTTTATGATAGTGTAAATATAGGTATCCTAGCAAACAAAGCATCTACTGCTAGAGAACTACTCGGTAGGTTACAACTAGCATATGAAAACTTACCTAAATGGATGCAACATGGTATTCTAGTTTGGAATAAAGGTAATGTTGAACTTGAAAACGGATCAAAGATATTGGCTGCTTCTACGTCTGCTAGTGCAGTTAGAGGTATGTCCTTCAACATTCTATTCCTTGACGAGTTTGCATTCGTCCCTAACCACGTCGCAGAGCAATTCTTTGCCTCAGTTTATCCTACTATTACTTCTGGTAAATCAACTAAAGTCATAATTATATCTACACCTAATGGTATGAACCATTTCTATAAGATGTGGGAAGATGCTAGAAGAGGTAAAAATGATTATGTTACAAACGAAGTACATTGGTCACAAGTACCAGGCAGAGATGCTAAATGGAAAGAGGAGACAATTAAGAACACCTCACCCAGACAGTTCGCACAAGAATTTGAATGTGACTTCCTTGGTTCTGCTGATACTTTAATTAGTCCAGCAAAACTACAAACCATACCTTTCCATGACCCTATTAAGAGCAATGCGGGACTTGACATTTATCAGAGAGCAGAAAAAGATCACGAATACATTATTACTGTTGATGTTGCCAGAGGCATTGGCGGAGACTATAGTGCTTTCCTCGTGTTTGATATCACCAGTGTGCCGTATCAAATCGTTGCCAAGTACAGAAATAATGAGATTAAGCCTGTACTGTTTCCCTCGGTCATCTTCCAAGTAGCAAAAGAATATAACAACCCATACATTTTAGTAGAAGTAAATGATATAGGAGACAGCATAGCAGCAACATTAAACTATGATCTTGAGTATCCTAATGTTCTTATGTGTGCAATGCGTGGTAGAGCAGGTCAAGTAGTTGGTCAAGGATTTTCAGGAAACAAAACACAACTGGGTGTTAAGATGAGTATAACTGTGAAAAAAATTGGTTGTGCTAATCTTAAGGCAATCATTGAGGAGGATAAGTTATTGTTTAATGACTTCCAAATTTTCCAAGAACTAACTACGTTTGTACAAAAGAAACAGGCGTGGGAAGCAGACGAGGGATATCATGATGACCTTGTTATGTGTATGGTGTTGTTTGCATGGTTAGTCATGCAGGAATATTTTAAAGAAATGACTGATCAAGATATTAGAAGGAGGATCTATGATGAACAACGTAATCAAATTGAGCAAGATATGGCTCCCTTTGGGTTTATTGATGACGGCTTGGGTGATGATACCTTCGTGGACGCAGAAGGATCTTTCTGGTATGGAGACAAACAAACAGAAGTCGGATACATGTTGCCCGATTTATGATGGATATTGGGGATCAGTTCAGTCTGGAACATCTTCTTTTCAAAGAAAGGAAATGTAGGTCTTGTAGAAAAAGTAAAAACCTGATTGAAGATTTCTATATGACACGTAAACAAAAAAGAGGTTTACCGTCAGCATATTCATATGAGTGTAAAGACTGTACTATTAAAAGAATAGTAGAAAAAAGAAGAACGAAAAAGAAAGTAATAGAAAGTAACTATCCAGACTGGTAGAGTGTTCACGCATTGTTTCCCCTGTTAAGACATCAGAAATTCTAAATACCTTTAGATAAAATTGATATCTAAGAGGTAAAATTAAATGGCAAGTCAAGTCTCGCCTGGTGTTGTTATTAGAGAACGTGATTTGTCCACTGGTGTTATCACGGGAGTATCTGCACTTAGAGGTGCTATTGCTTCTACGTTCACCAAGGGACCTGTAGGCAAAATTGTAAATATCGGATCCGAAAAAGAACTTATTGACACTTTCGGAGCACCAGCTGAGGCTAACGCATCTGACTGGTTAGTAGCATCTGAGTTTCTCCGTTACGGTGGTCAACTCGCTGTTATCCGTGCAGCAACTGGTGTACTAAACGCAACTAAAGATGGTTCAGCAGTATTAATTGGATCAAAAGAAGATTACGAAGCTGGTGCTGGTTCATCAGAATCATTTGTTGCAAGAGATGCTGGATCTGCTGGTAACAATCTTCGTGTAGTAGTTGCTGACAAGGTTGCTGATTCTAAGATGACCAAAGTTGGTATTGGAACAACTGCTAGTGTTGGTGATGCACTTAGTGATGGTGCAACAACAGACCACGAAATAACAGTTATTATTGATGATAACACGGTTGGTATTAAAGATGGTGCTGCTGGTGCTATATCTGGTAACGGATTTACTAAAGCTGCATTTAGCAACTCTGATTGGAATGCTATTCCAATTGGATCTACTGGATTAACATATAAAAATATTGCTCCTCGTCCTGGCACTTCTGCTTTTGCATCTGAGCGTTATCTATCTGGTGACGAAGTTCATGTTGCAGTTATTGATGAGAGCACAAATACAGTTGTAGAAAGAATGACATATCTTTCTAAACTATCTGATGGCAAATCTCCTGAGGGAGCTAGCACATACTGGGTAAGTTATGTAAATGAGTTTTCTCAGTATATCTACGCAGCTGCTCTAGGTGCTACAGACTACACTCCAGTTGGTGAGGCACCTGGCGGAACTGCTGCATCTTATGGTGCTACTTCTGGTGCACCTCTTACACTAGCATATGTTTTAACTACTGTTGGTGGAACTCTATCTGGTGGTGTTGATGACTATGCGTATACTGCTGGTGAAATTCAAGCAGCATATAATTTATACTCAGATACTGAGGACACCGAAATTGACTTTGTTCTTATGGGTGGTTCTATGGGAAATGAGTCTGATACTCTTTCCAAGGCAGGAGTAGTTGCTGGTGTTGCTAACGGAAGAAAAGATTGCATCGCATTTGTTTCTCCTTACAATGGCAACCAAATTGCTACATCTGGTAACTCTGCATTAACTCCCGCACAACAACTAGAAAATACTATTGACTTCTTCTCTAGTATTGGTTCTAGTTCTTATGTTGTTAAGGATAGCGGAATCAAATATGTGTATGATCGTTTCAACGACAAGTATCGTTACATCGGTTGTAATGGTGATATCGCTGGTCTCTGTGTTTCTACTTCTGCTATTAGTGACGACTGGATTTCTCCAGCAGGAACTTCTAGAGGTGGTTTACAGAACGTTGTGAAACTTGCTTTCAATCCTAACAAAGCAGCTAGAGATGATCTCTACACTGCTGCAATAAATCCTGTTGTTGCATTTCCTGGTTCAGGTCCTGTGCTATTCGGTGATAAGACTGCTCTTGCATCTCCATCCGCATTTGACAGAATCAACGTTCGTCGTCTCTTCCTCAATATTGAGAAGAGAGCAAGAGGACTTGCTGAAGGCGTACTATTTGAACAGAACGATGCTGTAACTCGTTCTGGTTTCAACGCTGCACTAAGTGGATACTTAAGTGAAGTACAAGCACGTAGAGGAGTCACAGATTACTTAGTTGTTTGTGATGATTCAAATAACACAGGTGAAGTTATTGATAGAAATGAATTCGTTGCTGAAATTTTTGTAAAACCAACTCGTTCTATCAACTATGTCACAGTTACGGTAACAGCAACTAAGACTGGAGTTTCATTCCAAGAAGTTGTAGGTCGCTAAAAAAACGAGGTAAAAAACAATGTCAACAAATAACGTATCAACGTTTCTATCTACTATCAACCAAGGCATTAAGCCTAATATGTTTGCGGTTGATATCAGTTTTCCAGCTGGAGGAGACTTCGGAACTACAGACAAAAATCTTACAAACATTCTTTGTAAGTCTGCTGCACTACCAGGTTCTAACTTAGGTGTGATTGAAGTTCCTTTCAGAGGAAGAACAGTTAAGATCGCAGGTGATCGCACCTTTGATACTTGGACTGCAACATTCTTTGCAGACAGTAACATGGAAGTCCGTGGTCTGTTTGAAGATTGGGCAAATAGTATCAACAGTCATGAGGGCAATACTGCTGAAAGATTCCTACCTAATCAAGGTACTACTGGATACATGGCAGATCTTTTTGTTTCTCAATTAGAGAAAGATGATCAGGTGGGAGGTTCTGTAATTAGAACTTATCAGTTACATCACTGTTTCCCAACTAATGTTTCTGCAATTGATCTTGCTTATGATAGCAATGATCAAGTTTCTGAGTTTACAGTTGAATGGCAATACTCATTCTTCACAGCTGGTGTTGGTGATGTTGGTAAAGCAACTGGAACTAAACTAAGTTCAGGAGCAAGCACTCGTGATGTCGTATAATTAACTCTGCTAAATATAAGTAAGAGAACTATTATCACTAGGTAAATGAGTCAATTATTTGGCTTCCAGATTAATCGTAAGGAGGGTCAGAAGGGTCAGTCCCCTGTCCCTCCTAATGCTGATGAGGCGATTGCTGTAGCAGCAGGAGGCTACTATGGAACGTATGTCGACACGGACAATCAAGCTCGTAATGAGTATGAAATGATCCGTCGTTATCGTGACATGGCACTACACCCAGAGTGTGACAGTGCGGTAGACGAGGTAGTAAACGAGTTTGTTGTGAGTGATGCTCATGACACTCCCGTTGAAGTAAATTTAGATAACCTTGATGCTGGAATGGGTATCAAGAAAAAAATAAGAGATGAGTTTGAGTACATCAAAAGACTTTTAAACTTTGACAATCGAGCACATGAGATTGTCAGATCTTGGTATATTGACGGAAGATTATATTATCATAAAGTTATAGACCTAGAGAATCCTAAGAAAGGTATTACGGAACTTCGTTATATTGATCCTATGAAGATCAAGAAGGTTCGTCAGAAACTTGACCAGAAAAAGAACTTAGATTCTTTACAAAGACAAGCAATAAAAGGTACAGCACTAGAGTACGAGTACGGAACATTTGTAGATTACTACCTCTATAATCCGAAAGGTTTTTATAAAGGTGGTGTTTTAGGACCTGTTGGTGACATGTCATTGTCACAAGGTGTCAAGATGGCAATAGATTCTATTACATTCTGCCCTTCTGGACTACAAGATTTAAACAAGAGAATGACTCTTGGTTTCCTACACAAGGCAATCAAGTCTCTGAATCAACTTAGAATGATCGAAGACTCTCTAGTTATATACAGACTTTCTCGTGCACCAGAGCGTAGAATATTCTACATTGACGTAGGTAATCTACCTAAGGTAAAAGCAGAACAATATCTCCGTGACGTCATGTCTCGTTATAGAAACAAGTTAGTATATGATGCTAACACAGGAGAGATGAGAGATGACAAAAAACATATGAGTATGCTCGAAGACTTCTGGTTACCACGTAGAGAAGGTGGTAGAGGAACAGAGA